ACACCACGGCTGGGCAATATCCTCTTGTATATTCCAGCCCTTATGTTTTCCTCGTCCTCTTTTATGTGCGCCTCATAACCTGCTTCCCTGCCGCGCTCATATCCGGCACTGTATGCCTTATTAACCAGATTCAGTGCCATCTCTCTCAGATCTTCATAAGTTGTCATCTCTTTTCTCCTTTCTCGATGTATACAGTCCTGCCGCAGACAGGGCACAAGCATTTATACTCAAGGCCGTCATGCATATACTCCATTTGATTGTAGGATACATACTCTCCCTCAGCAGCTTCAAACAGTGTGCCACAGTACTTACACTCAAAGCGCTTTGTAATGTCCGGCACTTCACCCCTGTGTATGATTAACATTGCTTTTTCCTCCTTTCAGCATCTCGTGCCATGTCTCCATGAGTGTCCATGACGCGCTGGCCACCAGGTTCTCCATCTCTGTGCCCTTGTACTTATCCCTGAGAGCGTTCCGGGCGTGCATGGCGCTCTCCCAGTACTCGTCTGCCGGTTCCGGAGTACCGTAGGCCTTGTGGAACTCAAACAGATCCATCCAGGCATTCCAGACCAGGCCATCCTTTTGTATCTTCAATCTTGCCATATATCCACCTCCGTGATTGTGATCTCTGTCCTCGGGTTCTTCTTGTCATAGCTGACATACGACTCATCCATGCATGCCACGATCTTCGAGTTGTCATCCCGCAGGATGCCGGCTGTGACCAGCACATCCAGACAGGCCTCTTCGAGATTCACCAGATCCACCCTCCTGCGGGTGGGCATGTAGAAGACCATCGCCACATTGACCTCTGTGCCTATCGGCTCCCCGCTGTACTGCTGCCGGAGCAGAGCAACTGCTGCCTTCTCATACTCCTTGTAGACCTTCGATGGCAGGATCATGGGCCTGCCCCTCACGATCACGATCCTCTGGCTGTTTTTCTTGCTGACAGGTGTCAGCGGAATGGTGATGTTTATCATGTTTTCCTCCTGTTATGTGGGAGGGTGTGAAAATGCCATTTCACAACCTACCCGAAAAATGGGTGGGGTTCTTCGTAAGTCCCAGAAGAAAGGGGGCACATTTTTCCCCCTTCTTCTTCTGGGCTAAGAATGGTCTTTTTTTAGGTTGTTAATACAACATATATAAGACGTCATCACCACCACCTAAACACCCTCTTGAAGGGTACCCTGCTGCCGTCTCCTGACGGTCGCCGCCACGCTCCTGCCCCCGATGCTGGAGACCACCTCGAAGTCCTCCGGGAGCTCCCTGAAGTATCGCTTGACCGTCTGGGCAGACTTGCCGATTCTGGCAGCGATATCTGTCACCGGCACCCCATCGGTGCCCCATTCCTCCAGTTCATCGTATGCCCTGACCGCTTCATCCTTGGAGGCTTCCTTCTTCTCTGATTTCTGCTCGTTGAGCATGGTCAGACTGTCATATACACTCCTGTGGGTGAGCTCCCCGGCCTCATCGAAGCGGTGGACAGGAAAGTCGAACCAGAGATTGACCGGAGCCCATGCCTTGAACTCCCTGAGCGTGGCTTCCACCCTCCAGCCTGTCTTGTCTCCGTCTCCGTCCTCATGTGCCAGCTCGATCATGTCCAGAAGGGCATCAGGATCTCTGGCGAAGACACCCGAACCGCTGGCCCTGTCCATGCTCCTCTTGCCGATCTGCGAGCCCTTGGAGTGGTGGTGAACATATATCACCGCCGCACCCGTCTCAGTCGCTATCCGGTCGAACTGGTTGCAGAAGACGCTCATGTCCCTGGCATTGTTCTCATCGCCCGTGATGACCTTGTAGATAGGGTCGATGATGATGGCTGCAAGGCCCGACTCCCGCACTCTCCTGATCAGCCTGGGCGCCAGATCTGTGAGAGGCGGTGTCTTGCCCCTCAGGTTCCAGACGATGATCTCCTTGATGTAGCTCCGGTCGATACCCTGAGCATCAAATATCTCCTCGAAGCGGGTGGCGAAGCTGTTGCGGTCGATCTCAAGGTTGACATATAAGACCTTCCCCTTCAGGCACTGCTTTCCGAGCCATTCCCCGCCCGATGCGATAGCAGCGGCCAGCTCTATGAGCAGGAAGCTCTTCCCGGCCTTGCTGGGCCCAGCTATGAGCATCTTATGCCCCCGCCTGAGCGTCCCCTCGATCAGCTCCTCTGTGAGGTCGTGTGGTGCGTCCAGAATCTCTCCCAGATCCTCGATATCCGGCAGGGTGTCCCTGCAGTCCTCCAGCCAGTCCTCCCATGCCTGGAAGGATGGCTGGCCGATGTTCTCGGCTATGATGTACTGCTTCTCCTTCCCTCGCCACACACCGGGCAGTCTGGAGAGCCTTGAGGCGTTCTTGTTCTGCTCATCAACGATGAACTGGTTCTTCTTGCATTCGGTATAGAGTTTATCCACCCTCTGCCGGTATTCCTTCTCACTTTTGGCATCAACCCTCACGATGGCATGGACAGACTTCCCTCCGGAGTAGACCAGCATCTTCACAGGCAGCTGCAGCTCTCTGATGATGGCGATCTGCTGGTTGATAGGCATGGCGTCCGACTCAATGAGCGCATAGCGGTAGGCTGTGACGTTCCTGTTGCCATAGCCCTCCCCATCCAGAGGGTTGGGCCGTATCCACATGCCTGCAGGCTTCTTGTAGGAGTAGACAGCCCTGGTTATGTCTCCGTCCTTGGCCTTTGCCTTCTCAAGGGATGCCAGGAGCTCCTTGCACTTGACCTGCAGGCCATGGTTCGCAGGGCTCCACTTGTCCTCCTTCTCTTTGTGGTAGGCATCATAGACGATGCCCACATAATCCTCCGGCAGGAAGAGCGCGGAGATGTATCTGACAGCCTCATCGATGCATCCGCTGTCATTCCAACCCTCTGAGCTCTCATGGAGCTGATTTTCTTCGGCTTCGATGTCAAGCCATGCCTTGTCAGTCACGATAGCCCTCTCTGTAGGCGTCCAGTCATCCGAGATCTCATCATTCCAGTCAAGGACGCGCATGCCGTCCTCGAAAGGTTCAAAGCCATAGTTTCTGGCGATGTTTATGAGCGTCCCGCCGGTGACTTCTTCAGTGTTGGTCTGACCGAAGCCCTTCCATTTCCGTTGGCACTCGCCTGAGTGGTATCGCCCGGCATCATGAGCACTCCAGCTATCCCAGATGCCCACATCGTAGCCCTCCTTGTGGAGGGCCATGCCGATGTGGATCCATTCTTCATAGCTGGTGGCTGCAGGGTCGATGGCGTCCAGCGCCTTGAGCAGTGTGTCGTCCATTTATACAAAATCCTCCCATCTCATCACTTCCATGCTGTCTGCTGGCTTGTACTTGGCAGGGACTACTCCATTCGGCACACTCCATCCATTCCTTGCCAGTCTGGTGAGCATGTCACCGGCCTCATTCTTTGACCAGGTGGCCACATCGACAAAACCGTACCGCTCCAGTGTCTTCATCTGCTTCGGTGTGCATAGACCGGCGTTGATGCGCTTCATGATGACGTCCAGAAGCTTGGAAGCGTAGCCCTTCGTCATGCCTTCCGTCACCCTGATGCCGCAGTTCTCCAGCGCGGTGGCCTGTTTCGGCGTGACCGGTGCCTTCTCCCACTCGAAGATAGGCTCGTAATCCGTCAGCATGTCGTTATCCAGTAACATTCCATAGTAGATAGGATCGACAAGTTTCCGCTGCTTGGTCTTCTGCTCTGCCAGCTGCTTGGCAAGGCTCCGCTTGCGCTCCTCAAGTGCGTCTCTCTGGGCCTGCTCTTCGGCGTCAAGGATGTCGAGCATCTCGCCGTCTTCCATCATCTTCTCAATGCGGGCCGCGATGTTCTCGTCCTTCGCCACCAGCGATGCAGGGCGTGCCAGGTCATGTTTTGAGGTCATCCACAGGAAGTCCAGAATCAGCGCGTCCTCTTTGCCGGTCTCCGGAGACAGTCTGAGCACCCTGCCCACCATCTGGCTGTACAACGCCCTGATCTTGGTGGGCCGGAGCACCACACAGCAGTCAGCAGATGGGCAGTCCCAGCCTTCCGTCAGGAGCATAGAGTTACAGAGCGCGTTATATGTGCCATTTTCGAAGCCCTCAAGGATCTCTTTCCTGTCTTTGCTGTTTCCGTTGACTTCCGCCGCCCGAAAGCCCCGTTTTTCAAGCATTTCGCAGAAAGCCTGAGAGATTGCGATCAGTGGCAGGAAGATGACCGTCTTCCGGTTCCGGCAGCGCTGTGCCATCTCATCCGCGATCTGCTCAAGGTATGGCTCCAGAGCCTCCCCGAGTGAGCTGTCAGTGTAGTCGCCCATTGACGTCTTGACGCCTGTCAGGTCGATGTTCAGCGGTATCATTTCAGCTTTTACCGGCACGAGGTAGCCATCCTTGATGGCTTGTGGTAAACTGTATTCATAGGCAATGCTGTCAAAGATCTCGGCCAGAGTCTTCTTGTCGCCTCTGTCCGGGGTGGCTGTGACACCAAGCAGCTGCTCCGGGCTTAAATATTCAAGGATGCGCTTGTAGCTGTCAGCAAGGCAGTGGTGAGCCTCATCAATGATGACAGTGTCAAAGTATCCCCTTGAGAAGCGCTCCAGGCGGTTCGGCCTGCAGAGTGTCTGCACAGATCCCACACAGATGTCAAACATGTTCCCGCTTGACTCCATGCCCTTCTCAATGCCGCAGAAGAGGCCGGTGCTCTTGTAGAGCTTGTCAGCGGCCTGCCTGATCAGCTCGTCCCGGTGTGCCAGGATGAGAACCCGCCCTTTGGCGGATTCCCTCCTTGCAACCTCTGAGAACACTACCGTCTTGCCGCCGCCTGTCGGAATGACCAGCAGGGTCTTCTTGTGACCGTCTGCCCACTCCTTCTCAATGGCCTCGACTGCTTCCTTCTGGTAGTATCTCAGCTCCATTCGTCCTCACTCTCCTCTTCCTTGGGTGCCAGCCATGCGTCCACATGATTGAAGAAGATGCCGGGCTCGTTTCCGGGTGTCTTGTTGATCCTCGCCTTCCCGGTGTGTCCGATGGTCTTGTCCCATGCCATGGTCAGCTTCTCGCCGTGCTTCTTCATGCCAACGCAGACAAAGAAGGTGCTGATCTTCCACTCCATCTTCTTGTAGAGCAGGAAGTTTTCCTTGATGTAGCAGTCACCGGCAGAGGTGGAGATCCTGATGGTGACTATGGCCTTCGGACAGCTCGGTGCCTTGCCGCCCTCCTTGTGCTCGTGGTGGGCTCTCTCAAAGCCCGTGACCTCGAAATCGTAGGTGCCAGGCTCCAGCGTGACAAACTCCCGCTCCTCGCCATCGTCCTGGATCTCGTCCTCCCAGTCAAAAACCTGATTCTCGTCCATGTTCTTTTCCTCCTTTTGTTAATCGTTAAATGTTAATATTCTCTGAATATTTCCGCCGTAGCCGTAGCCGTTGCCGTAGCCGTCGCCGTTGCCGTAGCCGTTGCCGTAGCCGTCGCCGTTGCCGTAGCCGTCGCCGTAGCCGTCGCCGTTGCCGTAGCCGTAGCCGTCGCCGTCGCCGTTGCCGTAGCCGTAGCCGTCGCCGTTGCCGTTGCCGTAGCCGTCGCCGTTGCCGTAGCCGTCGCCGTCGCCGTTGCCGTCGCCGTAGCGCGCTCTATTGATCTCTTTGGCGGTCAGCTCCCTTACGATGGTCATATCAGATGCGGCGCTCTTTCTCCCATCGGTGCTTATATCGCCATTAGCTTCGATCTCGAAAAAACGGCTCTCGTCAGGATGGTAGAACTCAAACACATCTGTCAGTTTTTCGCAAAAATGCAGACCTTTGTGGCACAGCCTCACATTACCCTCAATGTGATATGACTTGCCAATTTCGAACGGCATCCCCCGGCAGGTCATATCCTTAGCCATCCCCTTGTATCCCTTCATCCGCATCACCTCACCATTCGCAGGGGATTGCAAACAAAACCTTGCTTGATGCGATAGTTACATCACCAACGTAATCGAGTACATATTCATCCTTGTTTTCAGCCTTAGCTATGCCGCCTATCCCCTTGCCATTCAACCATTTGCGGACCACCGATGCATTGCGCAGCGGAATCACGTCCTGGTTCGCCTGTTCCGCCATGACGCCTTTGATGATCCAGCCATATTCACAGATTATGCAAACATTGTTATTCATTCCCTTTTCCTCCTTAATTTTTGAAATCCCTGTAGGCCTTCAGGTAGGTCTTGATCTCGTCCCTGATCTGATGGGCCAGTGTGTCCATGTAATCGACCGCGATGTCGGCGTGTGCCTTGCTTCCCATCGCGTCCCTGACATCGGAAGTGAGCGCCTTCAGGTTCCGCTCCACGATGCCATCTATCACTTCGTAAATGTTCGCCATTTTGACCTCCTTAGTCCGCTATGAAAGGCACTTCCTTGCCATACCGCTCCACAGCTTTGCGGAAGCTGTCCCAGTTCCCGATCACGGACTTTTCGATGAAGGCCATGTCGGTGATATCTGTGAGCTTCTTCGCGTCCGGGAACTTCCCCTTTGCATGGAAAGTGACCAGCACCTGGTCTTCTGTGACCTTGGACTCCTCCATCAGCCGCAGGAGCTCCGAGAGCGGGCTGGGGAAGGGCACGGCCTCTGCTGCAGGCTCTTCAGCAGGCTTTTCCTTTTTCTTGGTGGCGGTCTTCTTCTCGGGCACCTTCTCGGGCACCTTCTCGGGTACCTTCTCGGTACCTGAGAACAGGTGAGCGATGCTCTTATATTCGAAGGGGATCTCAGCCTCAAGACCGTGGCGGTTCTTTGCGTCCCAGCATGCGTGATGCTCTGTGTAAAGTACCCTCTTGCCGCCCTGGGCCTTCTTGCTCTTGGTCTTCTCATCGGTGATGACATAAGTCTTGAAATTACCGAAGAGCAGGATATCCGCCCATTCCTTGACCATCGCCTTGACCTGTTTGCTCTGGAGTTTCATCTCCCAGTGGTCAAAAGCGCCCATCTCCTCAGGAAGCTCCAGTTTTCGCATGGCGGCATGGGCCAGGAGCACCACATTGATGCCCTTTGCTATGCATTCATCCAACTTGTCAAAGAGCTTCTTCACTTCTGCCTGCACCAGTAGGGAGCCGTGCCCATAATCCAGCGTCAGGATGTTCCTGGTGTGGTATTCCTCGTTAAGCTTGTTAATGACGGCCGCCTCTGCCCAGTCAATGGTATCGATGACCAGCGTCTTGCGGTCTGTGGATCCTCCGGCCACATAAGCCGCCGCCGTGATGATGTTGTCCCACTTGCTCATATCATCATCGAAGCGCTGCACATCGAGCTGTTTTGTGGAGCCCTCTGTGTCGATGTAAATGGGATCCGGGAACTGACTGGCGAAAGTACTCTTTCCGAAGCCCTCCGGTGCGTACAGCACAAGCTTCTGTGCCGACTTAACCTTGCCTGTTGAAATCTTCATGTCTTACCTCCTTATCCTACTTTGATATGCTCCCCACGCTCCAAAAGGCGTGCGAACTTCAGCTTCTTACCTGCTGCCAGTGCATCCCTGATGGCGGTGTTGTCCGCCTCGATCTTGACCTTCCGGAAGGCCTTCGGAAGCTCTTCCGGCTGGCAGAGGAGCTCCAGAGGCTGTGCCCCGCCGTTCTTCACGATTTTCGCCATCAGTACCTTGCCGCCCTCTTTGCGTCCCATGGCTCTCAGGTACATCAGCAAGGTGTCCTTCATGCGGCTGACCTGTGCATCCTGTGCCTTGTAGCGTTCATAGAGCCTCTGGTATTCACTCTTGAGCGCGTCCCGCTCAGCCTCCTGGTTCTTGATGGCGCGGTTCCACTGCTCGATTTTGTCATCGATCTCGCCCTGCAGGCCTTCCAGCGTGTCCTTGTAGATCTGCTCATCCTCAAGGCCCTCGTTCTCCTCGACAAACGCCTGCAGATCTGCGACTAATTCATACAATTTAGCCATTTCCTTCTACCTCCTATCATCCTCTGTTTCTTCGCTTGTGTAGCTCCTCCGATAGTCATCCTTTGGGAAGATCCTCAGCTCCGGAGGGTCACTGGGTATCTCATCAATCCCCATAGCATCATCGCTTTCTTTGACCAGCGCATCTATGATCTGGCACCTGAGGTCTGCCTCGTACATCAGCAGATCTCCCTTGATGTGGTGCAGGTAGGTGGTCGGCTCCGGAAAGATCTCATCGATGACGTATTCGCTCTCTATCACATCACTTCCCCGCCGATCCGGGATCTTGATGCAGAGCTTCGCCTTGCCCTCCCGGATGGCGGCTATGATCTTGCCTACCATGTCATATTCTGCTGCCAGTTTTCTTGTCTCGTAGGTCATGTGCCCTCCTTTCTGTACTCCCTCAGCACGTTCCTGAGCTCTTCCAGCTGTGTCCTCTTGCACATGCCTGATGCTCCGTAAGGGTCCGGCAGGGCACTGTAGAGCCGCTCCACTGCCTCTATCCGCTCCTCCAGCCATGTCTCAAAGGGATCCTTGCCCCAGTCCGGCGGAAGACACCAGCCATGCACTGTGACATCATCATGAAAACACCCCAGCATTGCCCAGCGGCCCTCTTCGAAGAAGCAATCTGTCATGCAGATACCCTTCTCATAAATCCTGCCGCCTATCTTGCCGGAGATACAGAGGATGAAGCCCACATCTCCTGCATGTTTCATCTCTTCCGGGGTGGGATTCCTATCTGTTACCCATTTCATGCCTTCCCTCCTCTCTCCATGTAGTGGAAACAATCAATGCCGGTTAAGTCGTGACAGTTCTGCCGGATGTCCCAGCCTTCTGCCTCTGCCCTCTCATACAGTGGGGCCACCTGGCACACAAGCTCATTGATCTTTTCCACCGGCAGGTTCAGCTCCTTATCATCGTAGAGGACCAGCACGAAGGCCGCGATCATCTTCGGAGCCATCTCCCACGCCTTCATCCGCAGGATATTGGTGCCAGGGTCGTCATAGTGTCTCTTCTTCGCCATGCTCCGCCTCCTCTATCCACTCATTCGGCAGCCATGAAAAGCAGTGACCGCCGTGCTGGTAGGCCTGCACCCCATACGGCAGATATGATCCGGCCGAGAACCAGACGATCCATTCATCAATCTGGCCGTTCTGGCACTCGATCTCTACCGCCTCCATGCTCTCATCCGAGTACCATCCGCTTACACAGTACTGGCAGGGCTGCCATACCACTGCGGAGACCGTAGCCGGGAAGTGCGGATCACGCACCCTGTTGATGACCGTGTCAGCTACCAGGCGCTTGCCCACCATGTCCTCGCCGCCCGCTTCCGCCTGGATAACTCTGGCGATGAGCTGCTTCTCCTCGAAGGTGAGCTGCACTGCCGGTTCAGGATCCACTTCCACCAGCTCTGTCACTGTGATTACCTTCGGGGTGTAGAGCTTCTCTACCTTCTCCTGCACCTGCACCACCTCGACCTCTTCGGGCCTGCCTATCTCTGCGGCAGCAGCTCCTGTGGCTATCCCCGCAGTGGTCAGCACCACGCTCATGACTCCGTTGATTACTCGTCTCATTCGCTGCCCCCTTTCCTGAAGCATATCCAGACATTCGACTCCTTAACCTTGCAGTTGAAGTGGAGCGTGTCCCCTTCCGCTCTGCCATGCAGGACTCTGATGTTTGCCTTGCTGGTCTTGATCCGCTCATTCGCCTTGCGGATGGCCTCTTCCTTGCTGTAGGTCTTGGACACTGCCCAGTAGACTCTTCCCTCTGCTTCAAATTTCTCCATTTCCTTCATCACTTCAATCTCCTTTTTCTCCTACCTGGAAGCCGATGTCGAGAAAATCGCAGGCTTCCACCATCTCTTTGAGCGTCCACTCGGTGTGGTTCAGAAGCTTCTGGCCCAGGTTCTGGGGTGTCATATTGAGGTAATCTGCCAGCTTCTGCCTCTTGACCTTCTGCCTTGCCAGCTCTCCCCTGACCTTGTCGGAAAACGCTCGGGCGGTATACTCCGCCTTGTTAAGCCGGACTCGTGGCATATACCGTCACCTCCTTCGGTTATTCCAGTAAATCCATCGCTTCCTTCAATGTTCTGATCATCGCTCTGACTTCTGGAAGGGAAACGTCATCATCCTCTCCGCAGTGTTCAATGAATATAGATTCTTCTTCCTTGAGGTATTTCATAACGACTTCCAGCTTGTCCCTTGCTTCTTTGAGTTTCCATTCTTTGGGCATGTCGTGTCACCTCCTTACGCACTACTGCAACAGCTTATTGATGAAATACTGCTGTCCCTTGCCAGTGACCTTTGTGGTGCTCTTCACAATGGGATCCATGTCAGGGCGCTGTATGGTACGTTCAATGATTTCAAACAACCCCAGCTCCATCGCTCTCTGTGTTGGCTGTGTACCGCCTTTGATGATGTAGCCATGATCACGCATCCATTTGTAAAGCCGCTTTTCACCACAATCTACGCCATTCTGTTTGATTAACTTCGCCAGATCCCTGATCAGGATGGCACTATCTGATGCACTTACTGCGTCCGCAAAGACTGCTTTCGGTTTCATTTCCTTGTTTTCAATCTCCAGCTGTTCTGCCCTTGCTGTCAGTTGTGCTATGGTCTGATCTGCGACCTTCAAGGCCCTCGCCATAATCTGAGCCGGATCATTCCATGACTTCTCCAGATTGATCAGGTACTGCCGGCAAGCCTTGCCCTTTTCGGTGCGACTCATGAGGCAGATATGCTTCGCCATATCCACGGAGCAGACATAATCCTGAACTTCCTGTTCTCCGCCGTACTGATTGCCCTGTACCTTTAGGTACGCCCCTCTGTAGTCTTCTCCTTCAACAAAGCCCTGTGCGTTTACCTCAAACCACGCACTGAATCGTTTTTCAATTTCCAGGGCTTTGTAAAGCTCTCTTGCTGATACCGTCATTTCTTCTTCGTTTACTTTGATAAGTTCGTTCATGATTTCCTCCTTTTTCGTATACGTTTCGTATACTTTTTAAGCATAAAAAAGGGAGTTCACATCGGTGTCATAGTACTTCGCCAGCTTCAGCTTTATCTCATCTCTGGGAATGCGCTCTCCGCTCTCATACAGAGACACCGCCATGACTGTGACTCCTACCGCTTCAGCCACTTCCTTCTGGCTTCTCTCTCCCCTGAGAGCCCGAAGCCGTTCACCTATCTGCGGTCCGTTCATCTTTTCACCTCCTTTCTGTTGTCTTATGTAAACTTTGCGTTTACATTGTCAATATAAACGCTTTGTATACATTTGTCAAGAACTTTTTCTAAACGGGTTGTTTACATCATTAAACATATCGTTTATAATGCGTTTGAGGAGGTGCGAAAAATGGCAGAATTTAAGGACATCTTGCAGAATTTAAGAAAAGATAGACGGATGACGCAGGACGAACTTGCTGATGCCCTGCATATTACAAAGCAGGCCCTTTCTCACTATGAGCGAGGCACCAGATATCCGAGACGGGATACATTAGACGCCATAGCTGATTTTTTTAACGTAGATCTGAATTTTTTGACCGGATACTCGACCATCACCACACAGGTGCTGACACCTCAGGAGACAGATCTGGTCATTTCATACCGGAGCGCCAGCCCCGACACCCAGAAGGCAGTCCGGGCCGTGCTGGGGATAGCAGAACAGGGAGGTGAGCAGTCATGACCATAGAAAAGCATGGAAAGAAGTGGCGGATCAGGCACAAGGTGGACGGCCAT